AATTGATCAGATCAATGCTAACACAATTAACGCTGGAGAAAAGAACTTCGATATTCCTCACCCAACAAAAGAAGGATGGAGATTACGTTACTCTTCTTTAGAAGGACCAGAAAGAGGTGTTTATGTTCGTGGTAGAGTAACCGGGGAAAGCGTTATTGAACTCCCAGATTACTGGAGTGGGTTAATATACGAAGACAGCATTACAGTCCAGTTAACTCCCGTAGGAAAACCATGCACTCACTATGTAGATAGTGTAAGTTTCTCACAAATTACTATTGGATGTGAATGTGGAGAAGTAGATGCTTTCTATATTGTACATGCAGAAAGAAAAGCAGAAGAACCAGTATTAGTTGAATACCAGGTAATAAAATAATATATTTATAACAAATAAAATAGGATGGCTAAAAACGTTCAAATAGTACCAGCTTCAGGTAGTTTAGATTTCCAAGATAGTGGGGTAACTCAAATTTCAATGGAAATTGATCCATCTAATGGAAAACTTATTACTAAAGCAGGAAATACTACAATCTTAGAAGTAAGCGACGGTTTAGTTAACGTAGGAAACTCATCAAAATTAGTACTTCCAGTAGTATCAGGTACCCCTCCGGGTGCCTCTACAGGTGACCTTTGGTTTGACTCTTCAGCAGGTAAATTATCAGTATATGGTAATAGCGGAGTAGAAGCTGGAGGTGGTGTTCAAGGTCCTATTGGACCTCAAGGTGCTATTGGCCCACAAGGTCCAATCGGTCCTAAAGGAAATACCGGATCACAAGGTCCAATCGGTCCTAAAGGTAATACTGGAGCACAAGGTCCTATAGGAGATATAGGCCCACAAGGTCCAGACGGAGCTCAAGGTCCAATTGGTAATATTGGTCCATTAGGTCCTCAAGGTCCAATCGGTCCTCAAGGTGCTATAGGCCCACAGGGTCCTATTGGTAATATTGGTCCGATTGGTCCTGTAGGTGATAAAGGTGATATTGGCCCTATCGGTCCTATTGGTCCACAAGGTCCACAAGGTCCTAAAGGAAATATTGGCCCATTAGGCCCTAAAGGAAACACAGGAGTACAAGGCCCTATTGGTAATATAGGCCCACAAGGTCCAGACGGAGCTCAAGGTCCTATTGGTAATATAGGCCCATTAGGTCCACAGGGACCTATTGGTGCTATAGGTCCACAAGGTCCTCAAGGTCCAATTGGTCTTATTGGTCCTATTGGTCCTGTAGGTGATAAGGGTGCTATTGGTCCCCAAGGTCCAATTGGTCCACAAGGTCCTATTGGTAATATTGGTAACATTGGTCCAATCGGTCCTAAAGGAAACACAGGAGCTCAAGGTCCTATTGGTAACATCGGTCCACAAGGTCCTATTGGTAATATTGGTAATATCGGACCTATTGGTCCTAAAGGTAATACTGGAGCACAAGGTCCTATTGGTAATATTGGCCCACAAGGTCCACAAGGTCCTATTGGTAATATCGGCCCTATTGGTCCTAAAGGAAATACAGGTGCTCAAGGCCCTATCGGTAACATCGGCCCACAAGGTCCAGATGGAGCTCAGGGTCCTATCGGTAATATTGGTCCGTTAGGTCCTCAAGGCCCTATTGGTGCTATTGGCCCACAAGGTCCTCAAGGTCCTATTGGTAATATAGGTCCAATCGGTCCTGTAGGTGATAAGGGTGCTACTGGTCCAATTGGACCTATTGGTCCACAAGGCCCAATCGGCCCCAAAGGAAATATTGGTCCATTAGGACCTAAAGGAAACACAGGAGCCCAAGGTCCTATTGGTAACATCGGCCCACAAGGTCCTATCGGTCCTAAAGGAAATATCGGTCCTATTGGTCCTAAAGGAAATACTGGAGCTCAAGGTCCGATTGGTCCACAAGGTCCTATTGGTGCTATTGGCCCTAAAGGAAATATTGGTCCATTAGGACCCAAAGGTAATACTGGAGCTCAAGGTCCTATTGGTAACATAGGCCCTATTGGTCCTAAAGGACCAGATGGTCCTATTGGTAATATTGGCCCCAAAGGTCCAGCAGGTTCATCTCCTATTGGCCCACAAGGTCCAATCGGCCCTAAAGGTACAGCAGGTACTTCTCCAATTGGTCCACAAGGTCCAATCGGTCCTAAAGGTACTGCTGGATCATCCCCTATTGGTCCACAAGGCCCAATCGGTCCTAAAGGTACAGCAGGTAGTTCACCTATTGGACCTATAGGTCCTCAAGGTCCTATTGGTCCAGGTGGTTCTTCACCAATTGGTCCACAAGGTCCAATCGGCCCACAAGGTCCTGGAGGTACCTCACCAATTGGCCCAATCGGTCCACAAGGTCCAATTGGTCCTAGTGGTTCATCTCCTATTGGTCCTAGAGGCCCTATTGGTCCTAAAGGCCCAGCAGGTAGTTCACCTATCGGTCCTATCGGTCCGCAAGGTCCTATCGGTCCTGCAGGTTCATCTCCTATCGGTCCAATTGGTCCACAAGGCCCTATTGGTCCTGCAGGTTCATCTCCTATCGGTCCAATCGGCCCACAAGGTCCTATTGGTCCTGGAGGTTCATCTCCTATTGGTCCTAGAGGTCCTATCGGTCCTAAAGGTCCTGCAGGTTCATCTCCTATCGGTCCACAAGGTCCTATAGGTCCTAAAGGTACAGCAGGTAGTTCTCCAATTGGTCCACAAGGTCCAATCGGTCCTAAAGGTACAGCAGGTAGTTCAACTATTGGTCCTATTGGTCCTCAAGGTAACATTGGTCCTGCAGGTGCAGCTGGTCCTCAAGGTGCACAAGGTGCTATTGGTCCACAAGGTCCTAGAGGTCCTATTGGTGCTATTGGCCCTAAAGGTCCTATTGGTAATATTGGACCTAAAGGTAGTATTGGCCCTAAAGGTACTAATGCCCCATCAGGCATTTCTACAACAGTAGGAGATGGTCCACAATTAGTATTTGTCAATGGCGTACTAACTACAGTAAACTAAGATATGGCTAAAAACATACAAATAATCCCCCTTTCAGGGAGTATTGAGTTCCAGGATACTTTAGACAGTAATAATAACATTAAATATGTTTATGATACTGGTAGAGTAACAGTTTCTGTAGGAGGGGTAGAAGTTATGTCATATACCTCAGGGTCAAGTAGTACTACTAATATAGCCAATGGATCTAGATTTGCTATCCCTGTAAGAACTTCAACAGATCAAGACCCACAAGGAACTATTTCATTTGATACAACAAATAATGCTTTAGATGTATCCCCAGCTGAAGGTGTGGCTCCAGTTTCATTACAGGGACCACAAGGTCCTAAAGGAGTACAAGGTCCTCATGGAACACAAGGTCCTAGAGGTACAGCTGATGGTGATCAAGGCCCTCAAGGTCCAAGAGGTACTGTAGATGGGGATCAAGGCCCAATTGGTGCTATAGGTCCACAAGGAATTAAAGGTAGAACCGGTATCAAAGGTCCAATTGGACCTAAAGGTACTACACCTGGTATTCAAGGCCCTAAAGGAGTTCAAGGTCCACATGGTTTACAAGGTCCAATCGGTGTTATAGGCCCTAAAGGAATTGCTGGTAACGATGGAGGACAAGAACCATGGGATTCAGGAACATCATATCAAGTAGGTGATGTAGTATTCTATGCTGATACCGATGCTAGATACGCTTGTAAATTAGCTAACTCTAATCAAGTCCCTACTAATACAACTTACTGGAATCGTTTAACAGGTGAAAAAGGTCCAATTGGTCCTCACGGTACACAAGGTCCTATTGGTCCTGGTGGAGACATTGGCCCCCGCGGTACCGAAACCGGAGACCAAGGTCCTATTGGTCCAATCGGACCACACGGAATTAAAGGTAGAACAGGCTCCCAAGGTCCAATTGGTCCTAAAGGTACTACTCCTGGCATTAAAGGTCCAATTGGTCCAAAAGGTCCACAAGGTCCTAGAGGTGCTATAGGCCCTATAGGCCCTAAAGGTATTTCTGCTTTAAACGATGGTCAAGAACCATGGGATAACGGAACATCATACCAGGTAGGTACTGTAGTATTTTATGACCAAACCGAAGCTATGTACGTTTGTATTGTAGCTAATAGTAATGTAGTTCCTACAAATGGTACTTACTGGACAAGATTAACAGGTGAAAAAGGCCCAATTGGTCCTCATGGTCCACAAGGTCCTATTGGTAATATTGGAACCATTGGTCCTCGTGGTACTGCTGCGGGTGATCAAGGCCCTATTGGTCCTATTGGTCCTCACGGCCCAAAAGGTCCTATTGGTAATATTGGAACCATTGGTCCCCGCGGTACAGCCACAGGTGATCAAGGCCCTATTGGTAATATTGGACCTCACGGTCCAAGAGGTCCTATTGGTAATATTGGAGTTATTGGCCCTCGCGGTACCGAAACCGGAGACCAAGGTCCTATTGGTCCAATCGGACCACACGGAATTAAAGGTAGAACAGGTTCTCAAGGCCCTATCGGCCCTAAAGGAACAACCCCAGGTATTAAAGGTAATATAGGTCCTAGAGGTCCTAGAGGTCCTATTGGTGCTATTGGAGCCATTGGTCCTAAAGGTATTTCTGCTTTAAACGATGGTCAAGAACCATGGGATAACGTTACTTCTTACCAGGTAGGTACTGTAGTATTTTATGACCAAACCGAAGCTATATATGTTTGTATTGTAGCTAATAGTAATGTAGTTCCTACTAACACGTCATATTGGACAAGATTAACAGGTGAAAAAGGTGCAATAGGCCCTAGAGGTGCAATTGGTGCAATTGGTCCTATTGGTGCAATTGGTCCTCGTGGTACGGCTGCGGGTGATCAAGGTCCTATTGGTGCAATAGGCCCAAGAGGTCCTATAGGCGCTATTGGCCCTATTGGAGCTATTGGTCCTAGAGGCACAGCTACAGGCGATCAAGGTCCTATTGGAACACACGGTCCAAGAGGTAACATAGGCCCAATTGGCCCAGGAGGTGCTATTGGTCCTAGAGGCACAGCTACAGGTGATCAAGGCCCAATTGGTGCTATAGGTCCTAGAGGCCCACTTGGTCCTGATGGTAGAGGAGGTAGTATTGGTCCTATCGGTCCTAGAGGTGCGGATGCCCCTATTGGTGCAAGAGGCCCTATTGGTCCTAGAGGTCCTAGAGGTGACGATGCAGGAATTGGTGCAAGAGGTCCTATTGGTCCTAGAGGACCTAATGGTGATAATGCAGGAATTGGTGCTAGAGGTCCTATTGGTCCTAGAGGTCCACAAGGTGATAACGCCCCTATCGGTGCTATTGGTCCTAGAGGTCCACAAGGTCCTAGAGGTACAGACGCAGGAATTGGTGCTAGAGGTCCTATTGGTCCTAGAGGTCCTAGAGGAGCTACAGCCCCTATTGGAGCAATTGGTCCAAGAGGTCCAATTGGAGGTAGAGGTGAAGACGCAACACAAGGTGCAATTGGCCCACAAGGTCCAATCGGTCCTAGAGGTGCAGATGCAGGTATAGGCGCTATTGGTCCAAGAGGTCCACAAGGTCCTAGAGGTAATAACGCAGGTATTGGTGCTATAGGTCCTAGAGGCCCACAAGGTCCTAGAGGTAACAACGCAGGTATTGGTGCTATTGGCCCTAGAGGTCCACAAGGCCCCAGAGGTACTGACGCAGCACAAGGTGCAATTGGCCCACAAGGTCCAATCGGTCCTAGAGGTACAGATGCAGGAATTGGTGCAAGAGGTCCTATTGGTCCTAGAGGACCTAATGGTGATAATGCAGGAATTGGTGCTAGAGGTCCTATTGGTCCTAGAGGTCCACAAGGTGATAATGCACCAGCAGCTCCAATCGGACCACAAGGTAATATTGGAGAACAAGGTGCAGGTTCACAAAATGCTACGGATCAAGGTAACTGGAATTCTGGATTAGACTATTTCTTTGCTGATGTAGTATTTTATGGAGTTGATGGTAAATACTATATAGTATATACTCAAGAAGGACCTCCTCCAGGTACTACTCCTACTGATACTTCATTCTGGAGTTTATATACCTTAGGTCAGGGTATCCAAGGTCCTAGAGGTCCAATTGGACCACAAGGTCCAATAGGTCCAATCGGTCCACAAGGTGCTATTGGTCCAAGAGGTCCACAAGGTTCAAGAGGTCCTGCCGGATCATATCAAACAGGTGGTATATCTACATCAATTCAATTACCGTGGGCCGCTGAAGCTACAGTAGGATTTAGCTCTGGATTTTTAACATCTTATTCAACTAGATAATAAAAAAATAAAAAGGTTTTTTAATGAAAATAGTTTTATATACAGGATATCAATCCACACATTGGAATCCCGATACACAATATAAAATAGGCTTAGGTGGTACAGAACAATGCGTTCTGTACCTCGCCTATCATTTAGCAGCATACCCAGGAAATGAAGTATGGGTAGTAGGAGATGTTATAGACGGAGATTTTGATAAAGTAAAATATAGATCCCTAGAAAACTTTAAAAAAGAAGTACAATCAGTAGATACTATTATTGCTACTTCTTATATCCACTATTTACTCGAATTTGAAGATATAGAATATAAAAATTCAATATTCTGGGCCCATAACACTGATTACTTTACATATTGGAGGGGAGAAGAAATAGAAAATCATAGAGAATTACTATTACATCCTAAACTTGATCATATAATTTGTTTAACCTATTGGCATAAAGACAAATTTGCTGAACAATTCCCAGAAGCTTTAGATAAAATTCAAGTTATAGGCAATGGTATTTATAAAGATGCTTTTGTAAACGTATGGCCCAAACCTAAAAAAGTAAATGGAAAATTACTCCCAGGTGATCCTCTACACAATATTAAAATCCAAAATAGATACATTTATAGTTCTCATGCTGAACGAGGTTTAGGTCGCTTATTAGAAGAATGGCCTTCTATTTTAGAAAACACCCCAGATGCTACTTTAAAAGTAGCAACCCCAGCATACGGTTTAGAATATTTTAATCTTTATTTTAAAGATTGGGTAGATAGCTTGGAAGGAGTTGAATTTGTTGGTACATTATCCCAATCTGAACTATACAATTTAATGGCTGTTAGTCAATATTGGTATTACCCTTCGGAATATGAAGAAACTTTTTGTATAACAGCATTAGAAATGTTAGGACATAAAGTTCAACCTATAACTTGGGAATGGGGAGGATTAAAAGAAACTTTACAAGGTTTTAATACTAAAAATATTTATGAAAGTATAAATTGGAATTTAGTTAAATCTTATTTATATTATAAGGACTGGAAAGTTGTTGTAAGAGATCATTGGTTACCATTAATAACAAGGTTAAATATGAAAATAGATTATTTTTACGTTTTAAGTATAAATGAAACAGAAGAACTACGAGAAAAATGTGCAAACATTGACCTCCCAGAACCAACTCCTTACTGGATTAAACCTGGTTTTGATGCTCGTAGTCCTTTATTTCCTGAAGTCTTAAAGAAATTTGGAGTAAATAAACACCCAAGATGGATTCTTGATACCCCTAATGAATGGTGGGCACGTGATGTAATGGATGGGGAAGTTGGTTGTTCTCTTTCTCACGTTGATGCTTGGGTAGATGCATATGCTAAAGATCACGATGTAGCTATTATTTTTGAAGATGATTTTGATCAAGTATCTCAAGTACCTTGGGATCAAGTGCAACAATTATTAGATATGGAGTACGATTTAATTTATTTAGGTCGTAACGCTTTAAAACCCGAACTTGAAAAACAAATCCCAGGCATAGTAGGGTGGGTTGAACCCGATTATTCATATAATGCTCACGCTTATATTCTTTCAAAACGAGGAATTCAAATCCTTGTAGAAGAATATTTAGAGCAATTTAAAAATGAAATTTTTGCTATGGATGAATTTTTACCTATTACATATGGTATGACTCATCGTCAAGAAATTCTAAGTGAATATAATGGTAAAACACGTTTAAAAGCTGCTGCTCCTGTTGTTAATTATTTTGAACAAAAAGAAAGTCCTGGTTTAACTTTTTATGTTAGACCTGATGAAAACTTACCTGAGATTAAACAATCACAAGATTGGAATTCTTGGTGTGATAAGTATATTAATCCTCATATTAGAAAAGGTCAATACCGTTTAATGGTAGATGAAATTGCTCCTAACGTAATTGAATTCCCATTATTTACTAAAAAATTCTGTAAAGAAATTATTGAATTAGCTGAAAAAAGTGAATGGGTAACTGATAGACATGCTTTTTATCCTACAACTGACCAAACAATGGAAAGTTTAGGTATGCAAGATATTTACCAAAAAGTATTAGAAGAATTTGTATACCCAGTTTGGATTTGGTTTTGGGAATTACAAGGTGATACTTGGAAAACTTTAGGCAGTGAAAACTTTATTGCTAAGTACGATACTTTAAATCAGGGTAGTTTAGACTTGCATCACGACGATTCTGTTATTACATTAAATCTAAGATTAAATGATGAATTTAAAGGTGGAGGTACCTATTTACCCAAATATCAAAAAACAGTACAACCACGTAAAGTAGGTAATGTAATGGCTCATCCTGGAGTAGTTACTCATTTACATGGTGGTCGTCCTGTTGAAAAAGGAACAAGATATATTTTAGTAACTTTTACACGTAAATAAATGGATACATGCTATACATTTCCCCTAGATTGGGATAAACAAGTAAATCAAACCAACTATTATTGGTTTGCTGAGGGATTTACTCCTCAAGAATTAGTTGAAGTAGAAAAACTTACTACTAGTTTAAATTTTCAACAAGGTATTACTGAAAAAGGTAGCCAAGATCAAGGTGAAGGTTTAGAATCTCGTAACTCAATGATTAAATGGGTTCCTTTTAGTGAAGAAACTAAATGGATTTATGATAAAATTGGGGACTTAGCTATGGAAGCTAATGACGAGATGTTTAAATTTGACCTAAGTCATATGCCTGAAAACATCCAATACACAGAATATTATGCTACAAACCAAGGTCATTACGATTGGCATATGGATATTGGAGCTGAAGGATTTATGAAATTCCGTAAAATCTCAGTTACAGTACAATTATCAGGTCCTGATGAATACGATGGAGGTGATTTACAACTTTGGCAGGGTGGTCAATACCCAACAACAGCCCCTCGTGGTAAAGGTAATGTTGTAATTTTCCCATCATTTATGATGCATAGAGTTACTCCTGTAACTCGTGGTACACGTAAATCATTTGTACTTTGGTTAGGAGGAGGTCATTATAGATAATGAAGATAGCTATTTGTATTAGTGGTCAACCCCGTAATTACGAACAAGGTTATTACGAGTTAAAAAAATGGTTTCTTGACAAGTATGATTGCGATATTTACATTCATACTTGGAAAGATTCTGTTATGGAGGCGGGTCACAAATATGTTAAAGAAAGAACATACGAATTTACAGATAAAGACTATGATCGCATAATTGATCTATATAAACCCAAAACTTGGCACTTTCAAAAACCCATCCCATTTGATGAAACTAATATTAAAGGTCCTCATATTGGGTATAAATTAAATAGTACTTTAAGTGCATCTTATTCAATACATGCTTGTTATAAATTAGTAAAAGACTGGGGAATCGATTACGATCTTGTTATTAGAACTAGATTTGATTTAGAATTCACAAATTATATCTCCCCAGAATGTTTATTTTTAAAAGATTTATCTTTACTAGACCCTAATAAATTAAATGTATTTGAATACCCTAAAACAGAAGAAGGATACCCAACAAGACTATCAGAAGTTGACGATTTATTTGCCGTAAGTTCGCCAGAAATAGCCAATATTTACGCCGACTATTTTAGTTACGTGATATCCTATATCTACATGAACCCCGATTATATTTCGTGGTTAGATGAACACATTTCAGAGAATGCTGATCCCATCTATCCTGAAAGTTTATTAAAATATCATTTAGTAACTAATGGAGTAGAAATAAACCCTGTCAATAGTTTAACAGAACATTTTACAGCTAACATATTACGATGAAAATAGCAATATTAGTTAGTGGTCAACCACGTCGATATAGAAATGGGTTCTATGAACTAAAAAAATGGTTTATGGACCGTTATGACTGTGATGTATATTTACACGCTTGGGATGCTCCTCAATTTCACAAATATAATTTTTTTGATGGGGGTAATCTCCAACACGTTTATGAAAACGATAACAGTACCTATGATAATTTAGTCGAATGGTATAAACCCAAAAATTATCTATTTGAACCAGCTATTCAATTTGATGGTGCTGACTTAAAAGGTCCTAATAATCAACGTTTAAATTCACAAATGGGTATGTGGATGTCTTTAAAACGCGCTTGGGATTTAATGGAAGAATCAGGCATTAAATATGATTTAGTTATCAAAACTAGATACGATCTATTATTTACTCATAGAGTAGCTAATAATTGTCCTTTATTAGAAGACGTTACCAAATACGATCCAAATTTTATTCATTACTTTGAATACCCCCCACATTGGAAAATGGCAGATCAACTAAATGATACATTTGCTTTAGGTGGATATGATTTAATGAAAATTTACTGTAACGTGTTTACCCACATGCTACGTATTATATTTGTAGATCCTGAATACTACCAGTTTTATACAGATATGTTTATTAATGAAACACTAATTGCTCAACATTTAAGAAATAATAATGTTCCTCTTAAACCTATTTGGCACGGATTCAACGGAACTCGTGGTATAGATGGTGGTTGTGAAATAATGAGATAATATGAAAGAAACAAAAGTTTTTGCTCACGGTGCTTACATAGGCACTACAGGTTATGCTAATCATACCCGTGATTTTTTTAGACATTTATCTAAATTAACTCCTATAAAAGTTAGGAATTATACTGTAGGTAAAACTTGGGAAGGTCAAAAAGATGAACCCCATAATAAAGAACCTTATATTAATATTGTAGATAAAAATTTGTTAGTAGAACAGACTTTAACTGTAGCTGATAATAAAAGAGAAGATTTTCCTATATATACTAAATATCAAAATGAATTCGATCATGATGTTAATTTAGTATTAATGGAAACTAACCATCATTATTTTTATGATTATTATAAAGGTCCTAAAATTGCTTATAATGTATGGGAATCAACCCTCCAACCAGAACAATTTTTTAACCGATTAAAAACATTTGATCAAATTTGGGTACCATCAAAATGGCAAGCTGAGTGTACTATTAATCAAGGTATACCTGCTGAAAAAGTTAAAGTAGTACCTGAGGGAGTAGATATACATACTTTCTATCCAGAAGACCCCCAAACCACTTTAGATTATGTAGATGGTAGATTTAAATTTATTTTATTCGGTAGATGGGAATATAGGAAATCTACTCAAGAAATTATTGAAACCTTCCTTAAAACTTTTACTCCCGATGAACCTGTAGATTTAATACTATCAGCTGATAACCCTTATGCTATTGACGGTTTAGAATCAACTGAAAATCGTTTAAAACATTTTGGTTTAGAAGACCCACGTATTAAAATTAAACATTTTCCTTCACGTGAGGATTACATTACATATATTAAAAATGGTCATGTATTTTTGTCTTGTGCTCGTAGTGAAGGGTGGAATTTACCCCTTATTGAAGCAATGGCATGTGGAACCCCTTCTATATACTCAAATTGTTCAGGTCAACTTGAATTTGCTCAAAACAGAGGGCTACCAGTAAAAATTAAAGAAGAAAAACTAAATCCTGATAATGTAGGTAATTATTACGAACCTGATTTTGAAGATTTAGCTCGTGTAATGCGTGATGCTTTTGAAAATTACACAGACCATAAAAAACGTGCTTTAGAAGAGGCAAAATTAATCCATCGTGACTTTAATTGGGATAATGTAGCTAAAATTGGACATGATACTTTACAAGATTTTGTAGATAATTACCAAGAATCAGAAGACGATAATATTATTAGTGTTAATTATATTAGAAAACCTAAAGTAGAAATTCTAGGAGATAAATCTGCTGAATATGAAGTAGAATTTATCAATGGTGATACTAATGAAGTTATCCACAAGCAAGTTATTAATAACAATATGTGGACTCAGTGTAATAAAGAATATTATATTCCATGGGTAATAAAAGTAAACGGGGAAGAAGTTTCTCGTTTAAATCTAGAAGGACAACGTGTATTAATTTCATTAGACTCTAAATCTATAGGTGATACTATTGGTTGGGTACCCTACACAGTTGAATTTGCTAAAAAACACAAATGTAAAGTAGTTCTATCAACCTTCCATAACCATTGGTTTAAAAACCTCCCAGAATATAAAGATATAGAATGGATGGAACCTGGAAATTCTACAGGATGTGTTGCTCATTATAAAATAGGATGGTTTAGAGATGAAAATGGTGGATGGAAAAATTTTGATGCTCATCCTCGTCAATGTAATACTATCCCTATGCAGGCTACTGCTACTGATATATTAGGGTTAGAATATAAAGAATTAAACTATGGGTTAGATTTTCCTAAAGGTCAAAGACCTATTAAAGGAAAATATGCTGTAATAGGACCTAATGCTACCGCAGGATGTAAAGAATGGAATTATAATCATTGGGTAGTATTATCTAAATTATTAAATCAAGCAGGTTATACTGTAATATCCTTAACTAAAGATGAATTTAAAATTAATGGTGTTATAAATCATTGGGGTCAATCTATGGATTTTGTAGCCAATTATTTATACCATGCTGATTTATTTATAGGTTTAGGTTCTGGATTATCATGGTTTAATTGGGCGCTAGGAAAACATACAATCATGATTAATGGATTTAGTGAAAAAAATCATGAATTTACTTCTAAAATTACTAGGGTTTATAATGAAAATGTATGTTTTCCATGTTGGACTAACCCAAATTTTGCATTTGATGCTGGTGATTGGAATTGGTGCCCTATTTGGAAAGGAACAGATAAACAACATATTTGTCAAAAATCAATAACCCCCCATCAAGTATTTCAAGTAATTAAAAGACGTATAAAAAAATGAACCGAGTTAGTATTATCAACTTAATCCAAGAAAAATATAATTTTTCAAATTATTTAGAAATAGGAGTAAGACGTACTGAAGACTGTTTTGACCATGTAAAATGTTCTACCAAACACTCTGTGGACCCAGGATTCGAAAACCCAAATAATCCCGCAACCTACCCTTTTACTTCAGATGAATTTTTCCTAAAATTAAAATCTAACCAATTAGATCTTCCTTTAGATTATAAATGGGATATAATTTTTATTGACGGGTTACATTTAGCTCCTCAAGTAGAAAAAGACATTTTAAATTCATTAGAACATTTATCTGAAAACGGTATTATAGTATTACATGACTGTAATCCTTTTTTATATGAAAGCAATTATACAAGATTAATTGAGGACTATTGGAATCAAGCTTGGAATGGTACTGTATGGAAACCTATTTACAAATTAAGAACATCAAGACCGGACTTAAGTGTTTGTACTGTTAATGTTGATGAAGGAGTAGGATTAATTAAAAGAGGTTCTCAAGAATTAATTCCTTTTAACAATCCATATTTTGAATATAAAGTATTTCAAAAAGAAGTAAAAACAGCTTTAAATACAATTGATTATTCTCAAATTAATGATTGGTTAAATTCTGAAGTTAATATATAATGAAAAAGTTAGCTTTAATTAATACTTATTGTAATAATTGGGAAAGGTTAAATTTATTACATAATAATATTCTTAAACTAAAAGAATTAAACATAGATTCATTAGTTTACAGCCCACTTCCTCTTCCTAAAGAAATTACAGAAATAGCTGATTATACCATTACCACTAAGGAAAACCCAGTACTATACATGCCTGAAAGAGGCATGAATCAATGGAGAGTTTTATATAATTCTAAAGTAAAAACCACTACAATCTCACCTGACTACGGGTGGGCTAGTGTCTACCAATATAAAAAATTAATTGAATTTGCTTCTACATTAGATTACGATCATTATTTTCCTTTTATATACGATTTAGAATTTGATTCCGAAATTATTAATACTTTTCAAAATCCTCACCCTAAACTATTTTTTCCATCACCTAAATCTCAAGTTTCAAAAGTAGGAAATAATTTTTTATCTATTTCAAAAGAAAATGCTTTAAAAACTTTACCTTTATTTGATAAAGAAATTTATAAAAAAGTTTGTACTATGACTATAGCTGAAAAGTTTATGGAACATATATGCGAACACATATCAGGTGAAATTTCAGAACATCTTACAACTGATAAAATTCACGAAATTAATAATGTTTGGGATTTTATCCCAGAAACACCTGAAATTAATTTATTTATTAACAATAAAGATGAATTTAAGTTTTATTTTTATAATATAAAAGATCAAAATCAAGAAATAGAACTTCTAATAAATGGTCAAAAATTTAATTATTTGATAGAACACCACGAAGAATATTTTACACCTGAAGTTGGTTTAGAAGAATCTAATATTGTACTTATTAAGTATAAAAACCAAACTTTTAATATTTCAAAATATTTTCAACCTGAGTACAAATACCAACATTATACAGAACTTTTATAATATTTATCATCATGGAAAAAATGTTTTTAACAGAAGACGAAAAAAAACAATTAATAGATCTTCAAACTAAAGAAACAGAAATTTTAAACAAAATAGGAGAACTAGAAGTAAACTTAAAATTACTAACTTCTCAAAAAGAAACTAAAATTCAAGAAGCTACTAAACTTAACGAGCAAAAAACTAAAATAGCTCAACAATTGCAAGATAAGTATGGTGAAGGTTCTATCAATTTAGAGACGGGAGAGTTTACAAAGATAAGTTGATTTTTGAATTCTCTTCTAATATTTATAACAAAACATAACCTTATAGGCAATGGCAGAAACATTAATCTCACCTGGTGTATTAGCAAGAGAAAACGACCAGTCATTTATCACGCAGCAACCCGTAACAGTGGGCGCTGCTATCGTAGGTCCTACAGTTAAAGGTCCTGTAGAAATCCCTACGTTAGTAACTTCATATTCAGATTACCAAAATCGTTTTGGAACTACTTTTACAAGCGCAAGTGAGAATTTTACATTTCTTACTTCAATTTCAGCTTATAATTATTTCCAAAATGGTGGTGAAACTTTACTAGTAACAAGAGTAGTATCTGGTTCCTCAGATTGGGATTATGCTAGTGCTAAGATATATACTTCAGCAAGTATTTCTGAATCATTTGCAGCTTCTAACGCGGCACTCCTTACAGCATCCTTTACTTTAGAAGTTATTGACAAAGGTAAATTGTTTAACAACTCAGGTTCAGCAGGTTCTCTTATAACAAATGGCTCAGGGTCATTAATTTCAGGATCTAACGAAAATATTAGATGGGAAATTCAAAATCCTTCTAAAACTAATGGTACTTTTGATTTATTAATTAGAAGAGGTGACGATAATTACAATAATAAAATTGTTTTAGAAACTTGGACTGGGTTATCTTTAGACCCAAAACAAGATAATTATATCTCTAAAGTAATTGGTGATCAATATTATAATTACGTAGCAAGTGAAAATTACATTGCTATTACGGGTTCATACAGAAATGCATCTCGTTACGTAAGAATAGCATCTGTAACTTCTAAAACTCCAAATTACTTCGATAACGCAGGTAATGCTAAAAATGAGTATACGGGGTCAATTCCATTAGCAGGCAGTGGCTCAGTTAGTGGTGCTAATACTACAGGTTATATAGGTGGTACCTTTACGGGTGGTACTGGTAGTGTAATCTCTGAGGAGGGTGCTAACAATATGTACAATAATATTGGATCTGGAACTAATAAAATTACTCAAGGTTTAGAAGGTAGTGATTATACTGATATGTTAAATCTTCTTTCAAACCAAGACGATTATGCATACAACGTACTAGTAACCCCAGGTTTAATTAACTCAAAACATACCTCACAAATTAGTACAGCATTACTTAATACTCAAGGAAGAGGAGACGCAATTTATGTATTAGATTTAGAAACCTATGGTGCTACTATTTCTAATGTTGAAACACAAGCTAACTCTAGAAATAGCTCATATGGTGCTGCTTACTGGCCTTGGTTACAAACTATCGACCCTGATACAGGTGACCAAGTATGGGTACCAGCTTCGACAATGATTCCGGGGGTTTACGCGTTTAACGACAATGCCTCTGAACCATGGTTCGCTCCGGCGGGTATCAATAGAGGTGGTTTAACTACGGTAATTCGTCCTGAAAGAAAATTATCTCAATCTAACAGAGATACTTTATACTCAGCTAAAGTTAACCCAATTGCTTCATTCCCAGGTGTTGGAACTGTAGTATACGGTCAGAAAACATTACAAAGACAAGCTTCTGCTTTAGATAGAGTAAATGTTAGAAGATTATTAATTCAATTAAAAGGCTACATTGGTCAAGTTGCTAAAAACTTAGTATTCGAACAAAATACTGCTGCTACAAGAAATAGCTTCTTAAGTATAGTTAACCCATACTTAGAGTCAGTAGTTCAAAGACAAGGTTTATATGCGTTCAAAGTAGTAATGGATGAAAGTAATAACACTCCAGATGTAATCGATAGAAATCAGATGGTAGGTACTATTTACTTACAACCAACTAAAACAGCTGAATTCATATTATTAGACTTTAACTTATTACCAACGGGAGCTACATTCCCATCATAAGAATTTAAAGTTCGAATATTTATAATAGAATAAAATAGATAACAATGGCAGTATTAGATCCTAACGAAATATTTTTTACAGCGTTTGAGCCAAAACAAACGAATAGATTTATCATGTATATTGATGGTACCCCAACATTCATGGTAAAAGGTGTTGGAGCTGTAACATTAACTCAAGGTTCTGTACCTTTAAACCACATTAACGTACAACGTTTCGTGAAAGGTAAAACAGTATGGAACCCTATCCAGTTTACATTATTTGATCCAATTACACCTTCAGGTGCACAAGCTGTAATGGAGTGGGTACGTTTACACCACGAATCAGTAACAGGCCGTGATGGTTATAGTGACTTCTATAAGAAAGACTTAACTTTCAACGTATTAGGCCCTGTTGGTGATGTAGTTTCAGAATGGATTATTAAAGGTGCTTTAATTACTGACGCTAATTTTGGTGATTACAACTGGGATACTGTCGATCAGGCTGTAAACATCACAATGACTGTACAACCAGATTACTGTGTATTAAACTTCTAAAAGAGTTTACATATTTTTTTAAAGAGAGCTTGGCTTCGGTTAAGCTCTTTTTTATCGTTATATTTATACTCGAATAAAGTTATTACTAATAAAAGATATGGAATTTAAATTACCAACAGAAATTGTTAAATTACCTTCACAAGGTTTAATTTATCCTGAATCTAACCCCCTTTCTTCGGGTGAAGTCGAAGTTAAATACATGACTGCAAAAGAAGAAGATATCCTTACAAACTCTAATTATATCAATGACGGTACAGTATTAGACCGTTTAATGAAATCCCTTATTGTAAGTGATATTAATTACGATGATTTAATTATTGGTGATAAAAATGCTATTATGGTAGCATCTCGTATCTTAGGCTATGGTAAAAATTACTCTTTTATCTACGATGGTGAAGAGTATACAGTAGATTTAACTCAATTAGAAAATAAAGAACTTAACTTAGATTTATTTAAAAATAGAGAAAATCGTTTTAGTTTTACTTTACCTTCTACAGACGTAACTATTGAGTTTAAAATTCTTACTCATGGTGATGAAAAAAGAATCACAGAAGAAGTAAAGAGTTTAAAGAAAATCAACTCAGAATCCTCTCCCGAACTTACAACTCGTTTAAAATACATGATCCTTTCTGTAAATGGAAGTACAGAAAAAAAAGACATTCGAGAATTTGTCGATAATTATCTCCTAGCTCAGGATGCTAGGGCATTTAGAGCTTATTTGAACGAATTGCAACCTGATGTTGACCTTACTTTTTTTCGTAGACGAACTGAAAGTAAAACACAGATTCCCATTGGACTTAGCTTTTTTTGGCCTGATATCTGAGAAAGCAGCCGAAATTAGAAAACTTATTCTTACAGAAGTCCATGAAATAGTATTTCATGGTAATGGAGGTTATATTTGGAGTGAAGTATATAATATGCCTATATACTTAAGGAGATTTACTTTAGCTAAACTTAGAGAATATTACGATAACCAAGTTAAAGCATCCCAACCCAAAGATCCTAACAAACAAACCTTAGTAGACCCCTCAGGAAAGGTTAATGTTAAACAATTTAAATCTGTAAATTCTAAATATAAGTAAAATTGTATTTGTTAATATTTATTACATATACATTATATTATGGCAGGACTAGGAGATAATTTTAAAAAAGCAAACGAGGAAGCTAAAAAAATAAACGAAGAATTAGTTTATATTTTAGACGCTATCCAATCTATTGGTGCTAATTTAAACAATGCTTTCTCAGATGCAGTTGATAAAGCTGTTGAATTAGAAAAAGTTAGTGAAAGTCTTGGTGATATTCTTAAAAGAGGTTATAGTAAAGACCTTAAAGATATTGCTAAAATTTCTGAAGATCTTATTAAGGCTAATGCTAAACAACAAGCTGGAATTTTAAAATACTCAGAATTACAACGCCTTCAAAACAAATTACTAGAAGCTAAAGCAATTAAAGAAGCTCGATTTAATCAAGCTAAAATTAATGGTATTGAACTTAGTGAAGAAGAAACTAAGGAGCTTGAAAAGCAAACTCAAGAAATTGAAAAACAGCTAGCATTATTAAACAAAAAGGCAAGAAGTAGAGGATTTTTCTTAGATGCTTTTGATGAATTATTTGGAGATAAATTAAAAAAATTCAACGAAAAAGACCTTGGAATTCTAGTCTTACAACAAATGGGCAAAGCCATAAAATCAGCCGATACTAATGTAGCTGATTTTGGTAAAGCATTTGGTATTACTCGTGGAGAAGCCCTTAGATTTAATACTGAAATAGCTAAAAGTTCTTTAAAAGCTAGAACATTAGGAGTTAACCTAAACTCAGTTAAAGAAGCTATATTTGAAGTAAACAAAGCTTTAGGAGGAACTGCTTTTGCTTTTGAAGAAGATTTAAGAAACGATGTAGCTTTTCTACAAAAACGATTAGGCCTTTCAGCTGAAGAAGCAGCTAATCTAGCAATTGAATCTTTAAGTTCAGGTAGAGCTATTAGAGATGAAATAGTTCCTAATACTGAAAAAGTAATAAGAAATATTAAAACCTCTACTGGGGTTGCCTTATCATTTAGAGATGTTTTACAAGACGCTGCTAAAGTATCAGGTGCTCTTAGATTAACCTTAGAAGCCCTCCCAGATGGAGTTGTTAACGCTACAGCAAAAGCTAAAGCTTTAGGAACTGAACTTGGAACTATTAGACAAATCCAAAAAGATTTTTTAGATATTGAAAGTTCAATTACTAAACAAATCCAAGCCCAAGTATTAACCGGAAAAGAACTTAATCTAGAACAAGCTAGATATTATGCTTTAACCAATAATGTTGATGGGTTAATAGGAGAAATAGAAAAAAATCTAGGCTCTATTGAAGAGTTCCAACGTATGAATGTCTTCCAACAAGATGCTCTAGCACAAGCTATAGGTCTTACAGACGATATGTACGCTGAAATTCTTAGAAAGAACGAATCTATTAATAATTCTTTAGAAACAGCAGTTGAAACACAAGGAGAATCTATAGCTAAAAATTCTAGTATGCTTAGTGTACAGGATCAGTTAGTAGAATCTTTAAATATGTTAAACACTACATTACAAACTTTAACTGGATTTTTAGGCGCAGCAGCTTTAGCAGCAGCTTTACTAAATCCTTTTGGAGCTGCTTTTGGTTTAGCAGCACGTATTGGAGTAGGAGCTTTAGGAGTAGGGGCAATAGGAACAGCAGGAGCTGGACTAATTCCAACAGGAGATTTAAGAATAGATCCAAATGGTGGGCCTATTGTAGCTTCACCCCAACAAGGAGCTATCTACCAAGGTAAACGTAGTGATGCCCTAGCAATGGGCCCAGGTGGCGGAAACAACCAAGAAGTAGTTTCAGCTATTAAACAATTAGGATCTGATATGAAAAATATGAAACTTCAACTTGCTATGGATAGTAGGAACTTAAACGATGCTATGATGACTTCTGGAGTTTCTTATTTAAGCTAATATTTATAATAAAATAATACTATGGGACTTTACGACAAATTTAAAAACCAAGATACTACTCTCCACAAATATGATGGGAGAACCCCAGGTCAACCTAACCATGAAGGTGCTACAGCACAATCTAAATTACATGCTTTTAACAACCAACCTGGATATTCTTTAGATGGTGCTTTTGATCCTGATGTAAGAAAATACGATGCTTCTTACGATAATGGTAAAGCTATTATTCTTCCTAGACCAAGTAAATTAGATTTAAACGGTAAAACTCCTAAAGGATATGCTAATCCTGAAGGTATTCAATACTCTGGTAGAAATTTAGATTTAACCAATTAATTAAATGCCTTTAATTGATCTAAAGACCAACCTTAAATCCTTAAAGTATGGTAAGGATAGACCAGGTGGGGGATCAAGTAGTCAACCGTTTATAGTTCAACAAAATCTTGATGCTATAACCACAGAAGACTTGGGCCGCACTGGTGGTCCTGACTTTGTCCTTCGAGGTGGTACTTTAGTCCCTACACGCTCAGCAGAAGATTTTTCTAGGTTATTTAAACTATTTACAGAAACTCCTGTAGGTAGTGGATTTACTATAAAACAAAATCTTTTATCTCGTATAGGAACAGATATGGATGGTGGTTATCCAATTTTAGCTGCACCCATAAAACTTCTTAACGGTCCCTTAAATCAAGGAATTTATACTCCTTTATCTACATGGCTCCAAGCTTTAGGTAATGCTGAAGGTTTACATTTATATAAACAAGGTTTAAATCCATTTACTGGAGGTCCTAAATATACTACTATGATAGCTCCATTTGGTGCTGAAGAAGTAGGTATTAAAAATAAAAATCTAAATAGATTAGTTTATCTATACAAAGATAAAGTAGCTTCTAGATCAGGCTCAAGTGACACAGTTTTATTTACTTATGGCGGTGGTCCTGGTTCTATTTTAGGTATAGGTAAAACTAATATTAAAACCGCTAGCGATAGAACACCTTTTATTGGATTTGGAAGAGATAAATCAATTAAATATACTACTTTTAGTCAACTCCAACTAGAAAATCTTTCAACTAGCTTTGCATTCGCTACCCAATTTTCAGCATTTGGTATATCTCAACCTTTTGTAGTAGGATCAGGTGGTGTTACTACAGTTCAAGATTTTAGAAAATTCCTTTCAGATAAACCTAAATCTTTAATTTCAGATTCACCTGACTATCTCCGCCAAAATATTGAACAAAGAGTTAATTTAGGTGATCCTGGTAAACGTGATGTAGATAGAAGTAACTATACTAGAGGTATAGTAGATCCTGTAACTAAAAAACCTCAACCACTAGATAGAACTAACGCTTTTTACCTTTATAAAAGTGGTCAAGTAACTACTGATAAACGTAAAAACGATTTAGTTAAATTTAGAATAGCTACTATAGATAATAACAATCCATCTCAAGCTGTATTTGCCCACTTTAGAGCATATATCAACTCATTCACAGATAGTATGAGAGGAAGTTGGAATAGCTTTAAATATTTAGGTAGAGGTGAAGATTTCTTTACATATCAAGGATATTCAAACACTGTAGACATGAGTTTTACAGTAGTAGCCCAATCTATCCAGGAACTATCTATTATGTTCCAAAAATTAAACTATTTAAAATCATCATTAGCCCCAGATTACTCAGATTCGGGTTATATGAGAGGTAACATCCATCGTTTATCTTTAGGAGGATATTTTTATGAAACCCCCGGTATTATAGAAGCTTTAACTTATGTTATCCCTAACGATACTACTTGGGAAATTGGTATACCAGCTTCTAGAGAACAATCTACAGAAGCTCAAGGTAGTAATGGATTCACAGATAGTGCTGTAAAAGAATTACCTCATAGAATTGAGGTTTCTATGACGTTTAGACCTATTTATAAATTCCTCCCAGAAAAAGTAAAAGATATAAACGCAGCTGGGAATATTAAACAAAGATTCATATCATTAGAAGATAGTTTAAATGGAAATAATTTATATGCTAATGGAGTAGCTAATGTTTATAGGGCTAAAGATCACCAAATTATAGGTAATTCTCAAAATCAAGTTACTCCACAACCAACCCAAGATCAATTAGATCAATTAGAAGCAGCAATTAGAGGAAATCAAATATTAGGAAGTGAAGGATTTTAAATAATGGATAGATATCAAGACATACCAATCACTAAAGATTTAGAAGGTACTAGGTTATACAAAACAACCAAGTATCCTATTATTCCTAGACAAAATGGAGATCTTTACGTTATTACTACTGATGGGGATAGATACGATAGATTAGCCCAACAGTATTACGACGATTCTTCCTTATGGTGGATTATCTCAACTGCTAATGCTGAATACCCTCAAAATTCTCTATACCCTCCAGTTGGTATCCAATTAAGAATTCCTGCTAATATAGATAGAATAATTAAAGCTTACAATAATCTAAATCAATAAGTTATATGGGTAAAGAGTCTAACAATATAGTAGGCAAAAACCACTTACCTTATGTTCAAAATCAGATTAAGGTTCGCCAAAAAATATTAGGAAAACAAGATAAATCTAATTCCGATATTGTTTGGGCGAACGGTCGTACTTCTTGGGTTAGATTAGTATCCTCAGTTGATATAGATGGAGGTGAAGTCCCTAGATATGATAAAGAAACAGGAGAAAATTTTGTAGTATTTAGTTTTGAAGGCGCCCAATTTCGCGAAAGATACCTAGGTTTAGCAACAGAAAACTACGCAGGCAATAGACTCGCCTCAGAATTACCTTTACACGGAGGAGCCGAATTAAATGGTACCCAAAGATTTGGTATAGCTAGCTCAACTTCTACACTACCAGGTATCCAAAATTCTACAAAAGATGGCCCTGCTTCTTATGGATTAGGGGGAACCGAATTTGGCCTAGTCCCCATGCCAGGGGTTACTTCGTTTAGTACTAAAGATTATAATAATGGTACTTTTAGAAAAGCTTTTATAACTATTAGAGCTAATAATAAAGTCCAATTCCAATATATAGAAACCCTTTACATGAGATTAGGCTACAACATGCTTATTGAATGGGGTAATAGTACTTATCCAAAAACCGAAAGTAACTACTCTTCTCAAGGTGATATTGCTTCACTAAGTCTAAAAGATGACTTTTTAAACGGAAAAGATGTAGGTTTAGATTATTTTTATACTAAAATAAATCAAAATAGAGCTAAATCTTTTGCTAACTACGATGGTTTTGTAGGTCAAGTAACTAACTTTAAATGGAGTTTTGAAAAAGATGGAACTTATAATATTACCCTTGACTTAGTATCAGTGGGTACTGTTATTGATAGTTTAAAAATGACTAATCCTTTAAGTAATATAAGCTTATTAGGAGAAAGATTTAAAGAATTAAGTGAAGAAGAACAGAAAGAAGTAATATCTAAAAATCGCCCAACCGCTTTAGAAACTTATTTAGAAGTTGTATCCAATTATGGTTTAGTAACTCTAGATCAAGACGTCCAACAAGGACAAGACCAAACATCAGTAGATGTAATAGATATTATACCTGAAGATATTATTGCTAATGAGCTTAATAGACCCGAAAACCAATTAACTGACGAAGAACGACAAGCATTTTTAGATTCTCTTCCTCAGAATGTAGAAGAAGAACCAGTTGAAGAACCAGTTGAAACCCCAGCTAATTCTTCTACTACAACAGAACCTAAAGCCCTACCTAATAATCAAACTTACAAATCTAACCTATCAGAAAGAGACAAAAAAATCTTAGGTGGGTATGAGAGTACTACTTATGTAGGATGTAGAGTAGGATTTGGGATAGGTACAGAAATTAATTCGGGTCCTAGTAAAACTGTTAGTTATATTAGATTTGGTGAATTGTTAAACTTTATTAATAAAAGACTTTTAATATATTCTCCAACTACGGATAAACCTTTAATTACTATAGATATTAATGAAGAATTATATTGTTATAGTAACGGATGGCAATTTCCTTCAGACCCCTTAAAAATGATTATTAGGTTTGAACAAAATTTTGGAAATAATGCTGTTAATAATATTAATCTATTACCTGAACTTCCTAAATTCCATGATACTGTAGAAGGAGTTCAAGTAGGAAGACTAATGAATTTATATATTAGTACAGAATATTTAGGAGAATTAATTAGAAGTAATTTAGATACTAAAAATGATCTTGCATTATATCCTTTTTTACGAGATATTATAAATACTGCTAATAGATTATTAGGTCAAAGGAATAAACTATCTCTTAGAGTAGTAGAAAAAACTTTTACAGAAAATGTAATTGAAGAAACCCCTATCCCTGCCAATGACCCAAATACTACAGTAAATAATCCTCAAACCCTAGTTGAAGTTGCTTTCGTACCTAAAAGTATAACAAAACAAGTAATAGAAATTTACGATGAGGTCCAACCTTATGGTAGAGAAAAACTGTTTGATAATCCTTCAGAAAACCCACCGATTAACGTCTATGGATTTAACAAAGCTTTAAATGAAGGTAACTTTGTAACTGATTATAGCTTTACTACTTCTTTAACTAATGAGTATAATGCTATGATTACTATTGGTGCTCAAGCTGCGGGTAGAGCAATTGGGATGGATGCTACCGTATTTAGTAATTGGAACACAGGATTAGTAGACAGAATAGTCCCTCGAAAATTAGATTATGATGAAGTAATATTAGATGCTGTTACTGATAGAGTAGACTTTAGAGAATTAGCTAGTGAATACAAAAGTTTATTATCCCAACTAATCCGAACTACAGAATATCAGGTACCTACAAGTAAAGGAGGTGGTAGTTTAATTTATACTCTTCCTAATATTAATGTAATTAAAGAAAGTAATAAATCTTCTTTTGCTACAAATTTTAATAATATTCAAACTGAATTTTTTAATAAAGGTTTATCGTATGTAGCTTTAACTGAAAATATTCAAACCCCATTCGTAGGTTTCCTCCCAGTAGACTTTACAGTAACATTAGATGGAATCTCAGGGGTTAGGATTTTTGATAAATTAACAGTAAATACTGATTTTTTACCTCCTAACTATGAAAAAACATTAGATTTTATTATAATGGCGGTAGATCATAACATTCAGAATAATAAATGGTATACTACTTTACGAACTCTTGGGTTACCTAAATTATTCGGTAACACTGAAGTTAAAACTGCTTTAGAAATAGCTAATATAGTAAACGAAACTTCTGTTGATGATGATCGCATTACAAATAGCCTTGATATAGAAAGTTATTTCTACAGTAAGGTTCCTTTAATTACAGAATCCCCAGGTAAAGTAACAGTAAACCAAATTCTTTTAGGATTAAATGTTTCTAGTGTAGTCCAAAATAGTTTTAGTAATTTCTTAAATGGTTTAATCAAACTATTACCCACAGGATTTGAAATTAGAATTAATTCTTCTTATAGAAACTTTATAGATAGTGACAGAGTATACAAACGTGACTACCCAATGGCTGATTCAAGATTTACTAAATCACTTTCTTCACCCCATACCTATGGCTTAGCTTTAGATATAGCCTTATACGAACCTATTCCAAATCAACCTGGAGGTTCTACAAATCTTTTAGCTGGTAAACCTGAAATGTATTTCCAAAAATGGATTGATTTAGGAGTTGTAGATTTAGCTAAAGAAAACGGTCTAAGATGGGGTGGAACATTTACAAATAGAGATGGCAGTAAATATTACGATTGTGTCCATTTTGATGCTACCCCATCATTTACAACATCATGGCCTACTTCAGCTAGAGAAATCTCTAACTTTATTTATACATACTTCCCTAACATCCCTATAGTTATAACTTACGGAATGAAGTATAATTTTAGAGATTTTGGTATTGGAACTGGTATTTACGCTCGTACATCTTTAAAAGACTTTTTACGTATTGAAGGTGGAAGAATTGATGGATTTAATGAACCACAAATAATTTTCTCTAGCAACGAAAAACAATTTGAAGGCTTTACTGGAACTTTAAGTGATAGAATTCTTTACGAATCTATTATAATAAACGGAGCTAATAACCTAATAATAGATGGTAAATCTATTAAATTATCAAACCTTTTAGGTAACACTATAGGATAATGTACTACCCTAAATCACATATTACCCCAAACCTCTATTCAGAAGGTAATTTAACCTTAAAAGGTTCAACTAAACCTTATTATGGCTATTACTTTAGCACTATAGATGGTAAAGCTTTTACAGGACGTTTTGTAGGCGATGGGGATAATTTAGAGCTTGTTCTTTACAATAATTCTTCTGGTGAAGGAGAAATGGATCAAGTCTTTGTAGATGAAAGATTTAATAGTAAAGATGCCGTTACCTATTCTACTCTACAAGGAATAAAACCCTCATCTAAACTTCCAACCTCACCAACTCCTTACTATCCAGTCCCTACACGTCAACAATATCAAGCAGGAGAATTTAGAAGGTTTTTTTCTAAAAAATCAAATGAAGAAATCTATTACGAAACTAGTGCTTTATTTGAAAATGAGTATTATATTGGGTTTTCTATTCCGTGGAAATTAACTGGTGACTTACAAAATGTTTACTTAGTTAACAAACGAGTAGTAGAGTTAAAAGAAAAAAATTTAAGTATAAGAGGACTTGGAGGTTTCCTAAAGTATAATTATATTAAATTCTATAAGTAAAGTTTTAATAAGTGTTTTGGTTAATTGAGAATAAAGAACAATTTGAAAGGTTACAAAATAGTGGTTTTAAAGAAGTGTTTGTAGAGATTATTTCAAA